CCCGATATTTGTGGAACAGATTTAATTATTGAAATTAATAGAGAAGATTAGTTTGCATCATCATCGTTATTATTATTATTATTATTATTATTATTATTATTATTAATTTCAAAGATTTTTTCTTCTACTTTTGAGAGAAATAGTGAAATATTAATATTTATTGGATTATCTTTACTAAACAATGATCTTAAACTAATTCTTTTGGAGTTTGTTTTTTTATCATAAATTAAATAATATTTATTAAAATCTTTTTCATGATTTTTGAGAGAAACGTATTTTGGTAATGTTATTTCATTTTTTACTTTTATTTCATTTTCTTCATTTTCTTTATTTACTCCATCATCTTCATTTACTCCATCATCTTCATTTACTACATCATCTTCGTTCTCTCCAACATTATTTAATTTTTCTAAAATTTTTTTGATTTCTTCTAACTTTTCTAATATATGTATCTTATTTGATTTTGATGAGTTATAAACTTTACCTTTTACCATTTTTGGATGTTTTTCTATTTTAAAAAATTCTCTATAAAGTTTTTTTTGAATATTATAACATTCTTTATAATAAGTCACATATTTTGGTATAGCTTCTTGTATTATTGATTCTGGCAATTTTATTGCATTATGCTTGCGTTCTCTCTTAAAATCTTCTTTTAAAATTTGAATATTTGAGAGAACATTATTCATAATATTTAATATTTTAATAATAGAAAATATTAAATATTATGGAATTCTTACATTTTTCCACTAATCTTTCGCTTATTCAATGTTTTATAAAATCGCCTATAATATTTTAAATAATTATTTATACATTTATTACAACAAGTAAAATATAAAAAACTAAAAATAGGTAATCTCTCCATTCCATTACTATAAAAATCTTTAATGATAAAAGTATTTTTAAATATTCCAATTTCTTGACCAAAATATTCATCTTCTATATCCAGTAATAAATAATCTCTCAACTGATCCATAATTTAATCCAGCATTGTTGTAATAATTTAGTATCATCCATAATTTAATACAATATTTCAATATTTCAATATTATAATATTATAATATTATAATGAGTGATAAAACTAAAAAAAAAGTTAATTTGAATAAAGAAAGATTATTGCAACGTTTAGATTTGCTAGGTTATGAAGCGTATAAAAAACTATTAGATTTAGAATATGGAAAAACAAAACAACCAATTAATAGAATGTCTATTAATGTTGTAAGATTAGATTATATTCTTCCTCTTCCTATTTTGCTATATACTTTTGATATTCATCAAAAAATACAATACGAAGAAATGAATAGAAATAAAGATCAAGAATTAGCATATATAAAATTAGAAAATATGGATGCTGCTTATGCAATTAATAATTATACATTAATAGATTATACAGTTATCCCTTTTAATCCTGATTTTGATGGTATAATGACCAAAAAAGCATTAATAGACGCTGTTGAAGAATATAATAATTTATACAAAGAAGGGCAAAAAAAATTATTTGGTTCTAAAAACAAACAAAAAGTTTCTGATACTACTAATGTTACTCTTCGAGATTCCGATACTACTAGTGAACTTCCTGATACTGCTAGTGAAGTTCCTCCTGTCGATGAAGATGAACGTCTTAAATATGATTATGAAATTCCAAAGTGGATTTTAAAGAAAAATAAACGCAAAGAAAAATTATTAAAAGAAATAAAAAAAAAAGGGTTAAAAAAATTAGAAAAAAATTATATTAATAAAGACGTGGATATTAAATCATTAATAGATAAATATCCAGGAGATAAACAACATTTTGTTATAGAAGATGATGATAAAGAAGGGTATATAACATTAAGATATACAGGAGATGAAACAAGAATAATAACAGAAATAAAAAAATTAAATAATCAACCACTTAAAGGAGAAGAAGAAGGAGAAAGAGAACAAGAAGATAATAATTCATCTTTTGACAACAAACAATATACGAAAAAAAAAAGAGAAAAAGTTCAGAAAAAAAGATCAGAAAAAAGAAGACAAAGAAAAACAAAAGGAAAACACGGAAAACTAAAAAGAAGAACTATGAATTTTGTTACGATTTATGGTTCTGGAAAAAAAAAGAAAATATAAAAAAACAAGATAAATATTTATAATATTTTAATTAGGAAGTTCATAAAGAAACCCATATTTATCTTTTAATAATCGCGTGTGGGGCGATTTCCCCGCATTAGTAAATAATCAAACTAACTGTCAAAAGCCCCTGTAAAGCTGCTAATGTTTTTGAAATATTTGATACAGGAAAAATATCACCGTAACCCAAAAGACAACCTGTTACAACCGCAAAATAAAGACGATTTAAATATTTTGTAAATAATGATGGGTCTACTTTTGTAGGATCAAGATCTTCACTATTTGTCTCTGCTTCGCTTTCTTTTGTTGCTTTATCGATTACTTGTTCTTCTATTACTTTGTTTTTGGTATAATATTTATCTAAACTTTTATCTATTTCTATAGTTTCTCTTGCATCAAGATTTGCATAATTTTCAGTTATTTCTTTTTTTACTTTATCTTTTATTACTTCTTCTTTTACAATTTCTTTGAATTTATTTACTCCTTCAAAGTGTTTATCATCTAATAACATATATACTAATGAAAAAAACAACATTGAAAAAAATAAAATTTGGATTTTATTAAATTGAAATCTTACTAAATTATGTAAATTATTACCAACATTTTCTAATATATTTTTCATATTATATTAATGAAATATAATATGATTCAAAAAAAATTGATAAATAAATATTTTATTATATTAAATCTTATAATTCTTATAAATCTTTGATAAATAAAATAATATAAATTATTTATGACATCTATTATTTTGACCCTTCCATCTTATGAGCCTAAAATTAATGAAAATAATACAGAAAAAGTTGATTTAAACATTAGAGATTTACAAGAGAAATACCCACATGGTTTTACTTGTTGCGGAACAACTTTTTATCCAGGAAAATTTTATCAAATGAGAGCTAGTCATATTCATACTGCGAAGCATAAAAAAAAATGCTTGAATCCCGCAAATCAATTATTTAAAGAAGAATTTGGATCTTCAAGTAATTTAAAAGAAGCTTTTGAAAATAAATGTAAAGAATCGAGAGAATTAAAAAAATTAGTATATGAATATAAAGAGGAATTAGATAAAACTAAATATGAATTGGATAGACAAAAAATTAAATTTGAAGTTAAAGAAGCATTAAATATTAAATTGCAAGAAAAATTGTTAAATAATGTTGAATGTGAAAATTTAATTGATTTATAATATTAAATTACATTAAATATTTTATAGTAAAATAAATACTATTTATTATTAAAAAAATTGTAAGAATTTTATAAAGCATTAAATCATTTATATAATTATTTGTTACTAAATATGAACCAATATATATACCAATAAAACTAGCAAATATTATAATAAAAGATTGATACCAATTTATATATTTCCAATAATTAATAACTCCAAATACCGATTGAGGAAATAATTGCATTAACATTACTATTGCTACAACATTTTTTATATTTATACCATATAAAGTAAGTAATGTTACAACAATTAATCCACCACCCACACCAATAGAACCCATAGATATTCCAGATAATAATCCAATAAATATTAAAATTATTATTTCACTCATTTTTATTTTTATTTTATATATAAAAATAAAAAACTATCCTAAAATCTAATAGATTTTGTTAAATAAAACCAAAAGAAAATACCAACAAATGCTTTACTCAATAAATCCAATATATTATAACCAAACACTTTTGTCATTTTATCTGTTTGATATAAAACACCATATAATGACCATAAAAATGCAAATAATCCAAATATAATAACCGATTGAGCAGTACGTTTAGCTCCTGTCATATATACTTTCCAAACTGTACCATACATTAAAAAGAAAAATAAGAATCCAATACTATTTGCCATTGTTCTAGTTAATTTACCTATTTCTCCAATATATCCAGCACCTAACATAAGGAAATTAAATATTAATATTAACATAAATGGTAAGAAAGTTACTACTTTTTTATTTTCATAACCTAATACCATACATAAAACTAAAAGCATAAGGGGAGTGCTAATAGCCCAATCGGTATAACGCATATCATTAATTTTTTCTAAAGGTAATTCTAATTCTTTATTTTGATTTTTATTTTGTTCAGGGTTTTCTTGTGCATCTTTTTCTGCTTTATTAATTTTTGCTACAAATAACCCATAAAAATATCCGGCAACAACTGATATACAAGTTTCCAAATTCATAATATGGCGAATTTGAGGAACAGGATTACGCAAAGCTTCAATAAAACATATTGTTCCAGTTGTAATTAAGAATATATATGTAAAATAAAAACTGCTTTTTATTAAACTTACTTGCATGACTTATTAATATTAAATAATATTATAAAATTTTATAATTATTAAATTTCTAATTTACTACCAATAGTTTTAAAATAATTATTATTATATGCTACATTTCTAGTTAATGCTTTTGTTAATGTTTTATCACTAATATGTAATTTTTTTATACAATCATATTTACATATAAATTCTTGAATAAGTTCTTGTTCGCTATTATATTGACCAATACCATTTTTATATAAACATATTTCTTTCAAATTATTTTTGTTTAAAAAATCAGATACTAATTTTAAATCACAATTAGTTAGCAAAATATAATAATGTTCATTAATAATAGTATTATTTTTTACATGATGGTCTAATGCAGCCGGAGAATCAAAATTATTAGCCAATGATGCAGATTTACGATCTAAATATACATTAATAATATATGTTTTGTCTTTATCTAATTTTGCAATATAACCTAAATTTTGAACTTTGGTTTTTTTTGTAGGTTGAATATTATTAATTATATAGGGTTCTAATTCTCTATCAACATATAACCATCTATAACCATGATAAATAGTATTTTCTACAATTGCTTTATTAATACTTGGTCTTTTAATTTGATAGTTTTCTCTCATACACTCAGATACAGAATCATATACTTTTATTAAACTAAGAGTCTCTGGATTAATTTGCTGAAGTCGTGGACCTAATGTTACTAATGGTTGATTAAAATTTGTTGTATTTTTTACTTGTTGAAGATTTAGTTTTTCAAGTATCGTTTTATTCATTTTTTCTAAGTTATCTATTTTGTTTAATAATATTTCATTATTTGTGTTATTATTTTTTATTATTTCTTCAATAAAAACATTAATATTTCCATTTTTATTTAATTCATTTAATAATGTTAATTTTTCACATTCTAATTTTAATTTTTCTACTTCATCATTATTATTTTTTTCAAAATATTTAATGTTATTATCTATGATTTTTAATAACATTTTATAAGATAGTTCTTTTCCAATTAAAAATAATTCACGTTCATTTTTATGTTTAGCCAGATCAGTAACTCTATTTAATCTAATACTTTCATGGTTATGTAAAAAACTCTCAAAATCTTTACTTTTATCTACAAAAAAACAATCTAATAATAAGCATTCTTCATAATGTGATTTATGTTCATTAAAACGACCTATAATACCTCTGCGACTTTCTCCGATTTTAACAATATATTCTCCATTATTATATGATTTAACTTTAATAATATATATTAAAGATTCACTATTTCCAAATTCTTTCAGTAAAATTTTTTGTCTTTCTAATGCTTTTTCTTTGATTAATTTTTCTTCATATTCTTTTTTCTTGTTTTCTTCAAGTTTTTCTAATTCATTTTTCTTGTTTTCTTCAAGTTTTTCTAATTCATTTTGTTTAATTAATAATTTATTTTTCATTTCAATTGCTTCTTCTTCTAATACTTCTTGAATAAGTTCCTCTAACTTGATATAATATTCATGGATTTCATCTGCTTTTTTTGTTTGTGCTTTTAAACATAATGATTTAAAGGTTTTTACATTCAAATAATATTTTTGAATATTATGCCCACCATTTTTTTTTTGCTTTCCTTCAAGGGAAAGCAGTTTTTTATAATCTTTATTTAATATAAAATTTTTCTCTAATAATTCTTTTGCTTTAATTTTTTGATTAAAACCTAACCATTTCCATATATTATCTAAATCTACAATATAATCATCTGTTTTATGGTAATTTAAATAACTATAAAAACTTGCTATAAATAATTGTTGCTCTGATTCATTAAAACTATTTTTTACTTTATTTAATAAATTATTATTATGTGTTTCAGTTAGTTTTGTAATAGGATTATTTGTAATTAAATCTACAATATTTAATGAAGTCATTTTATAATATTATTTATTGTTATTTCTTTAAGTTGTTTTTGTTTCCGCTTTTAAAAAGCACTTTTAAAATTTTTTTTAGTTATTATTATTTAAAATGTAAAAATAAAAATAACACTTAAATCTAATTCGAGTAAGCTAATCCACCCATTCCGCTCATAATACGGAGGACATTGTAGTTAACAGCGTAGACACGGACTTTGGCGGTCGAGACACCTTGGACTGTAGCATTGGAGAGGACTAATTGTAAAGTGGCGTTATCAATACGCGAGAAATTGCACGTGCCGCTGGGTTGATGTTCCTCAGGTCTAAGGGCAAAAGAGTATACGTTAATACCTGTATCAGGCGCACGTGTGTGATGTTGGAAAGGTTGGACTAAGTCGAAGTATGTACCTTCACGCTCCGAGAAGCGGTCTTGTCCGTTAAGTTGTAATTTGGCAACTACAACTGGATTTTCACCCCAGCAATGCATATCTAAAGCAGTTTCGGCTAAGACGAAAGTTCCAGCATCGGAGACACCCGAATCAGCTAATGTTCCCGAACCATTGCCAAGAGCATCACCTGCACCTCCTGTAACATCATTGGAGAATGGATCTTGGAATAAGCCACCACTGATGAAAGCACTAGTTCCAGAAATAGCAGCTTGACCACCGAAGGCATGGACAGCATTAGGTAAAGCATCTAAGGCATCAGTGTAATTGAAAGGTTGAGCACCCATAAGAGCATTTAATGGTTCGCTTTTCACTAACGAAGCACAATAATCAACATTGGCATCAGGTTGAACAACCCAGATTAATTCTTTGCAAGGATGGTTAAGATTAAGTTTAATTTTGTTGGACGACGAACCAACCGATTCATCACCGGTGAATTGTAATTGTTCAATTAAGTATTCGTGGGGATTTTGCGCCATACGTCTGCGTTCATCGGTGTCTAAGAAAATATAATCAACATATAACGAAGCAGCCGCTAACGATGTTTTGTAAGCACCATCAACTTTATTGCTTATTGATGTATTTAATGAATCAACAGCCCATAAGCATTCTTCAATATTACGAATATCTAAGTTAATTTTAACTTCGTGATATTGTAACGCAATTAAAGGAAGAGCAAGACCGGGGTTACGGCAATACCAGAATTGAAGAGGAACATATAAGGTGGTTTCAGCTAAAGCATTACGGGGAGCGCAAACTTGGCGGACACCGTCAGCAGAGCAAGGTCCGTCAACATCAGCAAAAGTTGGGTCGCAAATGTATGTTAATTGAGTGGTGTTACCAATCATTTTGTTGTAACCACGTTCTTGTTCGCTCGATAATGTTAATTGATTCCAGATGTGCATCCAGTCACCATATTGACGATCAATGCGTTGACCACCAATTTCAACTTCAACTTGAGCAATTAATTGTTCACCGGGGAAATCTAACCATCTGGCATATACATCTTGTGAGCCAGTTGCATTTTTCATTTGTTGATTAATTTCGGGTAAAGTAATTTGTAAGTATGTACGGTAGGCTAAATCACCATTGCGCGAAATAGTGCAAGTAACACGGCGACCGAAATCAGCTTGTCCATTGAAAGTTTGTTCAATGGATTCCATCGCGAAGTTAGTGTGACGACGGTAGGTAACTTTCCAGAAGGTAATTTGAGGATTACCGGTTAAATAAACATCTTGAGCCCCGTAGGCAACTAATTGCATAAGACCTCCAGCCATTTTTTATAATATTGGAAAAGAAAAAAAATTTATGTAATTTAATTTAATTTAATTTAATTTAATTTAATTAAATTAAATATGAATAATTTGACTAAAGATATAGATTTAATTGACTAAATGTATGTATTTAATTGACTAAATTTGATTTAATTGACTAAATGTATTTGACTAAATATGATTAATTAACATAAAATTATTCATAATTGTATATAATCTCTAATACTTTTGTATTAAAAATTATATAAAATTTTAAAGATTAAATAATATAATATAAATAATGAAAAAATATAAAAATAATAATATTACATTAGATAATAAACATAATGAATTACTAAAAAAATTTAAAAATAATGAAGAAGTATTAATTCCTAAATATAAAAATGAAATTGAAAAATTAGAATTAATGCTAAATAAATTAAATAATAAAACAGAAACTTTAAAAAGTCTAAAAAAAAATGTACCAAAAAAAGATACTGATAAAAAATCCAATATCGAATCCAATATAATTACTATTAAAAACAAAATATATGTTTTGGAAAAAGAAAAATCTGAATATTTTCTAAATAACTCTAAATATATATTTAATTATTTTGAAGAAAAAAAAAATATTGGAACAAATGATTCTTCAAAAAATATTATTAATAATAATGAGGAAATTGTCAATAATAAAAAAAATAAAATCAATATTTTTTTTAATATTGATGAAAGCGATTTGGAAAATAGCAATTTAATAAATATTAATGATAATGTAAATGTATTAAAGAATAAAAATAGTGAAAAATATTTTTATAATGTTAATAATAATTTTTTAAATAATGATAATTATTGTTTTGACCATGATATATGCATTTATTGCAAAAAAGGAGAAATGATTTTTGTAGAAAGTGAAGGACTTAGTATTTGCAATAATTGCTCTAAAACTATGAAATATTTAATTGAAAATGAAAAACCATCATATAAAGAACCACCAAAAGAGGTATGCTTTTATGCTTACAAAAGAATTAATCATCTTCGTGAAATATTAGCACAATTTCAAGCAAAAGAAAGTACATATATTCCAGTTGACGTTTTTGAAAATATTAAAAATCAAATTAAAAAAGAACGCATAGAGCTTACCGATTTATCAAACAAAAAAACAAAAGAAATATTGAAAAATCTTGGTTACAACAAATATTATGAACATATTCCTTACATAAAAGATAAATTAGGTATTAAACCACCTGTTATGAGTCCTGATTTAGAAGAAAAATTATGTAATTTATTTATGGAGATACAGAAACCATATACAAAATATTGTCCACCAGATCGCGTTAATTTTTTGAATTATTATTATACTCTTTATAAATTATGCGAATTATTACATGAAACTAAATTTTTACAATATTTTCCTATGTTAAAAGATAGAGAAAAACGTATTGAGCAAGACCAAATATGGAAAAAAATATGCGAAGAATTAGGATGGAAGTTTTTACCAACGCTCTAGAGTAGGGGATATATCCCCTATGACCCCTTTTTTAAAAAATTGATTTATTAATTTTATTAAACTATTTAAAATTAATAAATAATACTACTTATACGTATAATTAATTATGGGTTCTAATATTTCATTAGAAGAATCAGGTAACAATATTTTAGAAGTTAATTCAAATAATACTATTAATAAATTAAGACCAACTTGGGATGAATATTTTAAGCAAATTACTTATTTGGTTTCTACGCGTTCGTCTTGTGAAAAATTAAACGTAGGATGTTTATTTGTGAAAGACAATCGTATTATTGCACAAGGTTATAATGGATATATTGCTGGTTGTGAACACAAAATGGTAATAAAAGATAATCATAATATTGGAACTATTCATGCAGAACAAAATGCAATAACAGATTGTGCAAAACGAGGAGTTTCTTGTGATAAATGTGTTGCATATATTAGTCATTATCCTTGTTTTAATTGTATGAAATTAATGGTTTCGTGTGGTATTTGTGAAATTAAATATATAGATGATTATAAAAATGACCCTTTAGTAAATGATTTAGCAAATGAAGCAAAAATACAAATTAAAAAATTAGAAAATTTATAGTCTATTGACTTACATGTTCATTTAATTTATTAATACTTTTTAAAAGAAAATAAAAAATTAATGAAAATAGTCCGCTATTAAAAAAGTATCCATATAAATTTGGATTTCCATCAGTTCCAAATAAAGACGGTAATATTTTTTTTATATTTTTCTTAAATATTGGCAATTGAAATAAGAAGTATAATATTGCGATTAAAATAGGTAATTGAAATTCACCGTATAATGCATCCAAATTATCTATTTGTTTTTGTGCATTATTATTTTGCATAATTAAATTTTCAGGTGTTTGCATATTATTAATATAATCTTCGTGGCTAGGCGGTGGGGGGACAAAATTTGGTTTTACTTCAACATCATTTGCATTTTGACTAGGATTCATTGGCATATCACGCGTAGGCAATCCCGTTGCTCCTTGAGAACTAGCTTGTTGAAGTTGATTTATCAATTCGTTATAATTAGCTTGAGTTTGTCCTTGCATTTCCATATTTTGTCCTTGACTTTGAATGGGTTGTTGTTGTTGTTGTGTTTGCATGGGGTTTTGCATAGGATTTTGCATTTGACTATTAGATTCCCCAATAGTATCTGTTTTTGTTAAAACAATATTGTTCATGGTAGAAGCATTCATCATATTTACATTTTGTGGAGGATTTTCAAATCCATTGCCTATTTGAGGACCGGAAGGTAATTGATTAATAGATGTTATTCCTTGTTGACTATTGGGTTCCATACTTTATTTAATATTATACTAAATAAAGTATTAAATATTTATATGATTTACGCAAAAAAATATTTAATAATCGCGCGTGGGGCGATTTCCCCACTAAGCAAATTGAACAGTTTTTTCTTTTGAACCACATTTAATACTTTGTTCTCTCATGGTATAACATTTACTGTTGGCACTATCAAATGAAAAAACTTGGTCTCTTATTTCATTTTGTTTTGGTCCAATAAAATCATAACAATTTTTGCCTTCGCAATAATTTCTAAATATTGATGCTAAACCAAGACCAAAAATAATAGATAAAATGAAACGTCCTCTATCTGTAT